TTAATAACAATGAAAACTCCAATTGTTACTCAATTGCGTAAGATAGAAATCCCAATGCAATTGTCTTTTTCTACAAATAGTTAAGAGGTGAAAAATGGCAATAATAGCACTCGCAAATCCAACAGTTATAGTAAATAATATTCACATTACAGTAACTCCAAATTCAGTTTCATATACTGAAGGATTTGGAGCTCAAACTATCAGAATTAGAAGCGGTGGTGGCGGAGCAATAGAATCAGTTTATACTGAAAATGTAGAGTCAAATTTTTCAAAGATCAAATTTACAATTTATTCTGATGTTCCTTATCTTGAATTAGCACGAGGCTGGAAAGTTTTAAAAAATGCTAATGTAATTGAGCTGTTAGATAATCAATTAAATTTTAATAGAATATTTAGATTTTGTGCTTTAATTACTGATTATGATGTAGCTCTTGGACATGATAGTACGATTGAACTTGAATTTCATGGTGAACCTACTATTTAATAGTTTTATATGAAAAATTTTAAAAAAGAATTTGAATTTATTTTAAATGAAGAGCTTGATTATTCTGATTCAGGCGATGCAAAAAAAACTAAAAGATTAATTTTACGCGCTCCCGCAAATATTCATAGAAATGAAACATTTAGATTACGTCAAGGTTTGTTGAAAGGAATGACTGAAGCACAAGCGCGCTTGAAAAGTTCAACTACTGAAGAAATAACTAATAACAATCAAAATCAAACAAATGAAATTGATGATGAAATTGATGGACAAGGGATTTTAACTGGTTTATTTATGTCTGATATTGATATGGTTGAATATATGGCACTTTTTGAACGATTATTATTAAATGGTTGTTGTATAGTAGATGGTAAGATTAATCTTACAGATGGTATTCTTAAAAAAATTTCAATAGATGATGAAGAGCGATTGCTAGGAGAATATATCGCAAATTTTATTTTTCCTTCATGGATGAAGAATCAAATGAATCGTTAGATTATCTGATCTCTTGTTTAATGGTTTTTTATAAAGGTGCATTGAGCTATACTGATCTTCAATCAATGCCTATTCCTGAACTCTATCAATTAAATGCACATGCTGCTAAAATAAATAAAGAAATTGAAAAAGAGGTAAATAAATAATGTCTTTTAGTGTTTCCTATACTTTTGAAGCTGTTGATCGATTTAGTGGGGTTGCTAATAAACTTAATCAACAAATTACTACTACTACTGAAAAAATTAATCGATTAGGAAATACAATGAAAATGGCAGGTGAAAAATTAGGAAGATTTGGCCGAAGTATGACTTTAAAAGCAACTGCTCCTATTCTGCTTTTTGGGGGGTTGGCTACTAAAACATTTCTTGATTTTGAAAAATCAATGAATATGGTGGGGGCTGTAACAAAGTCTAATGCAAAACAATTAGATCAATTAAAACAAGCAGCAATTGATATGGGTGCTAAAACTCAATATTCAGCGCGTCAAGTAGCACAAGCGGAAGTATTTTTAGGATTGGCAGGTAAACATACTGGTGAAATAATTTCAGTTTTACCAAAAGTATTACAATTAGCTGCTTCAGCACAATTAGATATGGGATCAGCAGCAAATATTGTATTAAATATTATGGCTGGATATAATTTAAAAGCCGATCAATTAACTCGTGTCAATGATGTATTAACTGCAACTTTTACTAATACAAAAACTGATTTAACAGCCTTAGGCGATGCTATGAGGAGAGTTGGACCTTATGGTTCTCGGTTAGGTGTTAGTTTTGAAGAAACAGCAGCATCATTAGGTTTATTAGCTAATGCAGGATTTACTGGTGGTGTTGCAGGTCGACTTTTTGCGCGAGCTATGATTCAAATGATAAAACCAAGTGCAGATGCAATGAAACAAATGAAAAAACACAATTTAGTTTTTACGGATCAGCATGGAAAATTACTTGATTTAGTATATATATTGAAAGAATTGCGAAGAGAACAAGTAACGGGAGCGGGATATGCATTATTATTCGGTGCTCGTGCTGGACCATTGATGTCAAAATTAGTTGCACAAGGTTCGGATGCTCTTGCTGATCTTACTAAAAAATTAAAAGAATCGGGGGGGCTTGCACAAACAGTTGCTGAAGCACAAATGAAAGGTTTGATTGGTTCATTTTATCGTTTACGAGCTGCTCTCGAACATGTAAGAATAGTATTTATTAGTCGATTTGAACCTACTTTTATAAAAGTTATTCAAGCTATTACCAAATGGGTTTTAGGAATGGCCAATTCTAGTTCTTCAACTAAAAAATTTATTGTTATTGCATTAGCATTACTTGCGGGATTGGGTCCGCTTAGTATTGCATTGGGGCATATTGCTGTTGTTTTATTTGTATTACAAAAAATGGGAATTGTAGCAGTTGTAATTAAAGCTATAGGAACATCATTTAGATTTTTATGGCGTGGGATTTTGGGTCCTATTGGCCTTATAATAACTTTAATTACTATTTTACCGATTTTATATCGGAAATTTAAAATTGTTAAAGATATAATTGATAGTGTAGTACATGCTTTTAGATGGTTTCATAATGAACTTGCAAAAGGAAGAGGAACTTATATGCAAATAAATCCACCACAAGCAACTCGAGTTAGCCCAATTATAGAACATGCAAGGCCTGCTACAAAAGTTCATTCTACATTAGATATTAATGTTCATGATCGAGAAAATTTAATTAAAAGTATTGCAACTCAAAGCTCAGGAGAAATGAATATTAATTTAGGTCAAAATATGGCTATGTCGAGGTAATATATGTCAACACTACAAAGACTATATACAGGAAGCTTTAGAGGCGCAGAATTTTATTTCCAATCATTAGATACTACTAGTGGCAGAAAAACAGTTATTCATGAATTTCCCAAGAAAGATAACCGCTACGTTGAAGATTTAGGCAGAAATTTAAGAACTTTTACAATAACGGCTCAAATATTCGGAACTTATGGATCAACTATTGATTATGAAATAAAAAAGAAAAGATTACGTGATGCTTTAAATACAGAAGGAATCGGTTTGTTAATTCATCCATTTTATGGAGCAATTAATGCTGTTCCATTAACATTTACAGAACGCGATAATATTACAGAAATAAATGTAACAACATTCGAGATGAGTTTTGTTGAAGCAAGTCCAAATATCTATCCCGCATCGACAGGTCAAAATAAATCATTAATTAATCGTATTTATGATTCGATTTATAATTTTGTTAAAGATGATTTACATGCCGAATGGGTAATAAATTTTATTAGAAATATTGATAATGCTGCAACACAATTAATTCATTTGTATGATTTATTTTCTGCTATTAGCAAAACGATAACATCGTTTGGTAATAAAAAAGATTTTTTTCATAATGATTTAGAAGAATTCAATAGAAATATTTACAAATTACCACAAAATTCAGAAAATTTGTCTGAAAGTATTACGAATTTATTTGCACAATTCGATGAATTAGCTAATACAGAACAAGGTAGATTTAATGCTAACCAGAAAATTTTTGGTTTTGGTGAAACTGATAATCCTATTGAACGAAAAACAACAGAATTAGTTGAACGCGATAATAATCGTAAATTATTAAATGGTTCTATTAATTCTTTGGCTCTTATTAATATGTATGATTCAGCAATTAATTTGGAATATAAAGATGAATTAGATTTGAATCAAATGACTGCACTTTTAGAAAATAATTATCAACGATTATTAGATAACCAAACTAATTTTTTAAGTGAATTATTATTTAATGAAATTAATGATATTAGAGATGAGGTACGTTTATTCTTCGAAAATTTGCAAATTACTATTAATAAAATTAGTGAAATTGAAACAAAAACCATTCCGATAACTATATTAGCTTATAAATATTATAATAATATTGATAATTATCAAGAAATTATTAATTTAAATGATATTGCAAATCCTTTATTTGTAAAAGGTAAAATTAGGATTTTATCGGCATGATTACACTAGAAGTTAATGGAGTTAATTACACAGGATTTACTGAGATATCTGTTACTAAATCCTTAACAGATTTTTGCGGTAAATTTTCTTTTGTTACAGTTTGGGATGAACAACGGCATTTCCCAATAAAAATAGGTCAACGATGTAAAATAAGAGTAGAAAATACAGTCATTATAAATGGCTTTATTGAACAACTTAATATTACTTATGATTCGACATCACATGTTATAAATGTAATTGGTCGTGATAAAACTGCAGATATAGTTGATAGTACATTAGCGGAAGATATTGAATTTACTGCTCCCTATACATTAGAAAATATAGCAAAAAAAGTATTAAATAAATTGAATATTAAAAATATCACTGTTTCGAGTAATGTTCCATTAAGTCCTTTTCAAAAAGGAGAATTAGAAAGTGGTGAAATAGGGATAAAGGCTTTTGATTTAATTGAAAAATATGCACGGAAAAAACATGTATTAGCAACAACTACTGGCGATGGGAATATTTTATTTAGAAGGTCTGACCTGAAAAACAAATATAAAACAATTTTATCTTTAGATGAAATAACACAATTAACAATAAAATCTGCAAATGTAACTTATGATAATAGTAAACGTTATCATACTTATATTGTAAGATCACAAACAAATGATAGCGTTGTTTATTTTGATGTTGATACTGCAGTTAATGTGCCAAAAAAATTAATTTATGATAATGAAATAAGAAATAGTAGAATTTATAATTTTATTGCAGAACAAGCATTATTAGGTGAAGAACAAGCAAAAACAAGAGCACAATGGGAAGCTAATTTTAGAAGATCACAAGCTTTTACATATAATTGTACAGTTCAAGGATTTATTCCTGTTAATGATAAAATCATTTGGCAGCCTGCATATTTTGTGCAAGTTATTGATGAATTTAGTAATATAAATTCAACATTATTAATAGAACAAGTACAATATAATTTTTCTTTAAGTTTAGGCTCGCAATCGGTTTTGAAATTAGTAACCGCCGATGCATTTACATTAGAAGTGGAAAGACCAGAAAAAAAACAAAATGAAGAGCCACAAGGACCTGTATATTTTGATAAACAGGAACAAGAATAATGTTAAATGCAATTTGTACTAAATTAGCTAATTTAATTAAATATGCTTATGTATCTCGTACTATTGAAGATAATCAAAAAGTAGCTTTAACACAAGCATCATTTTTAGGTAAAACAGCGAATGTACAAGTTATTTCGCCATATGGTTTATCTGTTCATTTACCTTTAAAAACAAAATTATTATTATTTAATATACAAGGAATTGAAGAAAATCGGGCAGTAATTGGATTTTCTCAGGATGAGAGATTCAAGAATTTGAAAGAAGGTGAAGTAATAGTTGGTAGTCCTAAAACGCAAACATACATAAAATTTGATAAGGATGGTAATATTGAAATTATTGGAAAAGGCAAAATAAATGTTACAACAACAGGTGATATTGATTTTAAATGTGATAATTTTAATATCGATGCCACTCAAGTTAATTTAGGACAAGGAGGAAATAAAATAGCTAGATTAGGTGATGAAGTGACTGTTGGAACTGAGACAGGCACTATAACTGGTTCTGGCAATAATACATCAACATAGAGAAATAAATGGCTGATATAGATATAGCATTAAATAAAACAGATAAAGATTATTGGGATATATCATTTGTTAATGGTGATTTCAAAAAAACAGATGGTTTTGAAACGGCAATTAATATGACATTAATGTGTGAAAAACGTGCTGCCGATAGTGAAATTCCAAAACCTGAGTTACAAAGAGGATGGTGGGGCAATTTATTATTGCCTTTTGATAAATTTGAAATTGGTTCTAAATTATGGCTTTTATCACAAGCACGTACTACACAAGAAACATTAAATAATTCAATAACATATACCCAAAATGCTTTTCAATGGTTTATTGATGATGGTTATTTAGAAAAAATTGATGTTAATGCTGAATATCAGGGCATTGATAAGACAAAATTAATTATAAGAATCGATTTTATACGATCTCAGAATATAGTAGAATCAAAGTATTATTCAATATGGGATAATACATTTATTTGAGAATTTTAAATGAGTTTAATATATCCAGAAAGCCGAACTGAAATATCTAATCGTATGAAAACTGATGTGCAAAATCAGTTGCCAAATAGTGATCCATTTTTAAGAGCTTCTTTTATCTGGACATTAATAATTGCTTATAGTGGAGTTATATTTGATCTTTATTCAGTTATTCAAGATTTACAAAATGAATTATTTCCTGATACTGCATCGGGAGATTTTGCTGAGAGATGGGGAAATTTTAAAGGCATTACAATAAATCCTGCATTTGGTGCAAAAGGAAAAGCGAATGCAACAGGAATTTTAGATACAGTTATTCCTGTTGATACATCATTACAAACTGCAGATGGAAAGCAGTATTCAACCAATGATGATTATAAAATTACGGAATATACTATAAATGTTGATTCAATTGTTAGAAATGGAACAACTGCAACAGTAACGACATTATCTGAACATAATTATGCCTCAAATCTTAATGTAACTATAAGTGGAGCCGATCAATCAGAATATAATATTACAGCTTCAATCATTGTTACTGGATTAAAAACATTTCAATATGAAATGACAGGAACTCCTACAACGCCTGCTACAGGAACAATACAATCAACAGCCACATTTGCAGATTTAAATTTAAGTTCAATTGATTTTGGTTTAGCAACTAATGTTGATGGAGGAAATGCTTTAACATTAGTTACTCCAATAGCAGGAATTGATTCGACAGCTTATACAGAATATGAAGGATTATCAGGTGGAGCTGATGCTGAAACTGATGATCAATATCGTAATCGTTATATTGATGCTTATCAAAATCCAATTGCACATTTTAGTGTTGCCGATATTGAAGCTAAGGCAAAAACTCAACCTGGTGTTACTCGTGTTTTTGTGGCAAGTGCTACACCAGATGCTGGGCAATGCGAAGTTCTTTTTATGCGAGATAATGATGAAAATCCAATTCCAAATGCTGAAGAAATAAATGAAGTTAAAGATTTATTATTAACAATAAAACCTGTTGAAATGGAAGATGTAGATTTAATTGTTTTAGCACCAACTCCTGTTATAGTTAATTTTACATTTAGTTTATTAGACCCAGATACTACTGCTATGAGGAATGCTATTGAGGCTAATTTAGAACAATTTTTTAAAGAAGTTCCAGAAGTAGGCATTGATTTAGCGGAAGATGGTTATAGGTCTGCTATTTATCAAACAATTGATCCAGAAACAGGGCAATTTGTAAGAGCATTCTCATTAAGTACTCCTACAGGTAATATTTCTATTGCTACTCGTGAAATAGCAATTTTAGGGGATATTCAATGGTCAGTCTAATTTTAAATTTTCAATTAATTTCTTTATTTTCATCTTTTTTTCCTAATTTTTCTATTATAAAAATTGAATCATCTTTTGAATCTATTTTTTGCCAACCATTGCTATCATAATAATAATAAACATTTTCAACCTTATCATAAGCAATGACACCTATTACAGGCTTGGCTTTAGCCAATTCTTCTCGATTGAAAACATTCATTATTTGTATTGTTGCTTCTGTTAAAGATATGACTGAATATCTTGCATGAGGAAGACAATTAAGTGTCATATCAGTTACTTTCTCTTCAGGATTTAATTTTGTTAATTCCTCAATTAATTTCTTTATTTTCATTATTTTTCTCCAATTGTTTATATTCAGTATCTAATTCACCAAATGCTTTTTCAAAAGCATTTTTAATTCTTTTTGTTATTTTATTCATTCGTTCCTCAGGTGTTTCTATAGGTAATTCATCAAAATCATGGAGAGAAAAAACCATTAAACTTTTCCATCCTTTAACAAAATTATGAGTTGATTCTTTCATTTCTTTTTTTTTCTTCTTTTAACTTTTTTCTTCGTTCATCTTCTTTATGAGCTAAATAACTCGTAGCCTTTTCTTCGGCTATTGCTGTTTTACAAATTGCATATAAAGCTATAATAATAAAAAAAGCAATAATACTAATAATTATAAATAATATAACAAAATCAGAAGTTGATGGGGAAAGCATAATTATTTCTCCTCTTCATTATTAATTGGTTTTTGTAAAATAATTTCATTCTAATCAAACCTAATAGTACAATTTTTAAAAATCAAACCGCAACATATAGTCCCCGATATTCGTTTATGAGTTATTATATTTGTAGCAATAAAACCTGTATGTGACCAATCTTCATGAGCGCATTTAAACCATTTATATCCCGTATATTCAATATAACGATATCCATTTTCGCGCAAAATATGTAAAGCACGAGGAAAATTTGTATTTGTATTTATCCAAAAGATTGTTGGAATAAAACTTAATAAGATAACTATAATTATAGTTATAAAAATTTTAGTAAATAAATCGATCATTATTTTTTACCTCATAATTTATATATTTAATATGTTTATTGCAATAACATAAATGATTAAAAATCCAAAATCCATTAAGAATTAATATTGTAATAAATAAACCTTTAGCAATAAATTCCCAAATTTTATATTTCATATTACTTTTTTTCTATTATCTTTCCTAAAGCCTCTACGGCGCTGGCGCGGACATCTGATTCCTCATCCTCGAGAGCTTTTATCAAAGATTCAGTAACCTGGGTTAAAAGCTGCTGGTCAGCATGTCCCAGTTTTACTAAAGTCTCTGCCAGATTTCCTAAAGCCTCTGCGGCGCAGTCGCGGACTCCCCACTCCTGATCACTGAGAGCTTTTATTAAAGAATCAACAATGAGAGTTAAAAGCTGCGGCTCAGCCTCTGCCAGATTTCCTAAAGCCTCGGCGGCGCGGGCGCGGACAGAAGATGAATTATAATCGCCGATAGCTTTTATCAAAGAGTCAATAACCATGGTTAAAAGTTGCGGGTCAGCATGTCCCAGCTTTCCTAAAACCTCTGCAGCATTGGTACGGACTTGCCAATACGGATCGCCGAGAGCTTTTATCAAAGATTCAATAATTTTCGATTCATTTTTTTCTTCTACATTCATGATTGTTCTCCTAATTGTTTTGTTGTTATTTTACATATAAGATTATTTTCTTCTTCAAAATATCGAGCTGCTTTAACAGCTCGTTCTAATGAATCAAAACTATATTCAAATGGTAAATATGGATTTTCTAAAATATATAATTTCATCGCTATTCTCCTAATTCAATTTGAGAAATATTTGGAGTTTTTCCAGTCATTTCGGCAATCATTTGCTGTTCTTCAATTGCTCTTTCAAAAGAATCAGTAAAAAATCTAACGAAAGGTATTTCAACTACATAATATGTTTTCATTTATTTCTCCTTGTAATATTTATTTGTCATTTTTAATCTCCTTTTCCCATAATTCATATGCTTTTATGGCTGCTTCTAATCTTTCATAATGATCGTTCGTTATTTCTATTAAAATATCGGCTTCTTCTTTAATGTCTAATAAATAATCTATTTCATTTTCTTGTTGTCGAATTTTCTTTTCTAATTCAGCTATATTCATTATTAATTCTCCTCTAAATATTTTAGATTTCCTAAAGCCTCTGCAGCGTTGGCGCGGACTCGCCAAGACGGATCGCCGAGAGCTTTTATTAAAAATTCAATAACAGGGGTTAAAAGCTGTTGGTCAGCATGTCCCAGCTTTCCTAAAGCCTCTACAGTGTAGGCGCGGACTAGCCAAGAATACTGATCTCCGAGAGCTTTTATCAAAGATTCAATAACCGGGGTTAAAAGCTGCGGGTCAGCATGTCCCAGCTTTACTAAAGCCTCTGCCAGCTTTCCTAAAGCCTCTATGGCGCTGGCGCGGACGTCTTCATCCTTATCGTCGAGAGCTTTTATCAAAGATTCAATAACCGTGGTTAAAAGCTGCGGGTCAGCATGTCCCAGCTTTACTAAAGTCTCTGCCAGCTTTCCTAAAGCCTTTGCGGCGCGGGTGCGGACGTCTTCATCCTCATCCTCGAGAGCTTTTATCAAAGATTCAGTAACCTGGGTTAAAAGTTGTGGCTCAATATGCTTCAGCTTTCCTAAAGCCTCGGCGGCGCTGGCGCGGACTCGCCAAGCATTCTGATCACCGAGAGTTTTTATCAAAGCATCTATAATCTTCGGTTCAGCGTGCCCCAGCTTTCCTAAAGCTTCTGCAGCGTTGGCGCGGACATCTGATTCCTCATCCTCGAGAGCTTTTATCAAAGATTCAGTAACCTGGGTTAAAAGCTGCTGGTCAGCATGTCCCAGTTTTCCTAAAGCCTCTGCAGTATTGGCACGGACTTGCCAATACGGATCGCCGAGAGCTTTTATCAAAGATTCAATAATTTTCGATTCATTTTTTTCTTCTACATTCATGATTGTTCTCCTAATTTTCTTCTTAATTAATTCTCTTTTGAATATTTTAGCTTCCCTAAAGCCTCTACGGCATTTTTACGGATTTTTGACTCAGGATGTAAGGTGGCATCAATTAAGATATCAATAACTCTTGGATTAGTATGTTCCAGCTTTATTAAAGCCTCTGCGGCGCGGGCGCGGACATCTGAATACTGATCCCCGAGAGCTTTAATCAAAGCATCAATAACGTGAGGCTCAGCATGTCCCAGATTTCCTAAAGCCTCTGCGGCGCGGTCGCGGACTTGCCAAGAATACTGATCCCCGAGAGCTTTTATCAAAGCATCAATAACCTTCCGCTCAGCATATCCTAGCTTTCCTAAAACCTCTGCGGAGCTAGCGCGGACCTCTGATGAATACTTATCGTCGAGAGTTTTTATCAAAGAGTCAATAACTCTGAGTTTATTTTTTTCTTCTATATTCACAATTGTTCTCCTAATTGTTTTGTTGTTATTTTACATATTTTGGCATTATCAAATTTATATGTATTCATAATTTTTCTCCTTAACCAAATATTTCAGTTTCTGATACTCTTAATGATGAAAAACGATCATATTCATTAAATGCATACCATTCAGCATCATTTATAAATTTTTCGTGTTCTGTTCGATCATTAAGTTTGCGAATAGCTATTAAATAACTATTCGCATTAAGGTTAGAGCAAGATCGAGGTCGATGATAAATGTTAGATTTATTATTCATTATAATCTCCTTAAATAATTTAATTAAAACTAAGATAATCCTTAAGATTATCCATAAATGTAATAGTTTTAAATTATTACATTCGTATTATATAAATATTTTTATAAATATGCAACATTTTTTAGAAGAAAAAATGAAATAAGCCCGATATTTTCATTTTGCGAATATCGGGCTTTTCTTACTTTGATAGAGTTACATCCAGGTAATTTTCTTATATGGCAAATATTACAATTAAATTAATTAATAATAAAAACCTCTCTATCTTTTCAGAAAACAAGAAATTGGTATAATAGATGAATGACAACTAATTGTACTATACAAATAATTCCTCCGCAAGATCGCTATTTAAAATATAGTTTAATTGCCAATACACAAGCATTAGCAAATTATTTACCTAATGGCGAATTTTATCGCGCGAAAAATATTGAAGATTCAAATTTAAGGAAATTTTTAACAGGTGTTTCTACTGAAATTATTAAAATAGAAAATAAATTAAAAGAATTAGCTGATGATTATTATATATGGACAACTGATGCACTTTTAACTGAATGGGAAAGGGCATTAGGTATCCCAGATACTTGTTTTAAAGTTGAAGGTAAATCATTAGATATGCGTAGACGGCAAATAATTGCTAAGTTAGCTTTATCAAATGTACAAACACAAGAAGATTTTATTTTTTTAGCTTGTTTTTTGGGATTTGATATTGAAATCGAAACGGGTACTTCACATGGAGTATTTCCGATGCAATTTCCGATTTTATTAGGTGCAAGTGCAAAACAAATTCGTTTTACATGGGTTGTAATTTTTAAAGATCGTTTAAGGCCATCTAGTGTTTTTCCTGCTCAATTTCCTATTTTACTTGGATTAGATGATACTGGAGTTTTACGCTGTCTTTTTACTAAGTTAAAACCTGCAGAAACGCGTGTTGTATTTCGTTATAGTAACGATTGACACATCATCCAAATAACGATAGTATTTTCATAATTAAATTAATTATGAGTTCATAATATTATGAAAGATATCCCGCAAAAAGTTAATGGTGATTTTTTAGATGCTTCTGAATGGAATACCTTATATGATGAAACAAAAAATATAATTCTTTCAACTAGTCAAACTTTATCAGAAGCTGATGTATTTCAATTAGCAAAAGCTGCTGCTATTTATGCTGCAGAAGGTGATTATTATGAAGATACAGGAACAGCAGATACTTATGTTTTACAAGTTCCTGATAGTAAAAAACCGCCAATAATTTATTCAGATGGATTGAGAGCTAGATTTAAAGTCGGAAATACTAATACAGGAGCATCAACAGTTAATATTAATAGTATTGGCGTAAAAACTATCAAGAAAAATAATGGAACGGATGATTTAGAAGTGGGTGATTTAACTGAAGATGCTTTAGTTGAAATACAATATATTAGCACTTTAGATATTTTTGAACTTGTCTGGTCAACTCCAATTGCAACCAAAAAAGATATTCAACATAATTCCTATTCATATGCAATAGATACAGGAAGTGTGAACACTTATGAAACAGATTTAATTCCAATTATTACTGCGTATAAAGATGGGATGACTGTTTATATTAAAATTACTAATGAAAATACTGGCGATTCTACTTTAAATTTAAATAGTTTAGGTGCAAAACAAATATTGGATTTAGATAATCGAGTTTTATTAGGTGCGGAATTGCTTGCCGGAGTTCCATATGTATTTATTTATTCTGTTAGTGCTGATAAATTTTATCTTCAAAGTAAACCAGATTCCGCAGGAGGAGTTAGTACAGGAGATACCATACAATCTTATGCAGCATCTAAAGCTGGTTGGTTATTAATGAATGACGGTTATACTCTTGCTAAAATTTCAGGAGGAACTTATAACGGTGATGAATTAAGGGCTTTATTTGTTCTTTTATGGAATCAACAATCTGATGCTAAATGTCCAGTCTCGGGAGGACGAGGAGCGAATGGAAATGATGATTTTGATGCTAATAAAAATTTAAGACTTCCTTTAGGAGCTAGTAGAGTAGAAGGAAGTGCTGGTACTGGTTTAGGATTAACAGCACGAGCATTAGGTGATAATGTGGGTGAGGAAAATCATCTTTTAACTACTAGTGAAATGCCTGCTCATGCTCATACTACTACATATTCAGGTTTAAGTGGTGCAGCAGGAATAGATAGATTTGCTAGTGGAAGTAATGCAAAAGAATCTGGAACTAATTTAAGTGGTTCAAGTTGGCCACATAATAATATGCAGCCTACACATTTCCGAAATACATTTATTAAAATATAGGAGAAAATAATATGGGTACTTTTAGACACCATCCAGATAACCATATCATTATTGATGATGTATTTTTTCCATTAGCATTTTTTGAATTACAAGAACCGACATATGAATTACCCGTTCCATATATTTCACGAGATTATGTTCAATCTCCTGCATCACATATTCTTAGCGATGGACAAACACAAGTAGATGGAGGTCTTCCTTATACAGATGGAGATACATATATATCTAATAAAGCAACCTATGAAGCTGCTTATGAAGAATATTTGAATCCAACTCCTACTTTACCTGAAGCTAAAATAATTAAAATAACTGAAACAGCAGCATATTCTCATAATAAAAAATTAGAAAAGGTTATTTATAACTCTGATACCTATTTTTCAGATGATAGTTTTTTCCAAAAAATTAATCATGAATATCAAAAATTTGATCGTGATGGAAGTGTTCCAGGTGGTTATTATGTAAAAGATGAAGATGCTACTCAAGTATCTTTTAATTTATCGCAATTAGAGGATTTAGTGGATCATCTTATAGATTTTTATTATGAAGTCGATAAGGCTTTTGATACTCATGAGGCAGCCATAAATGCTTTAACTACAGTCGAAGATGTTGAAGCATATAATTATGAAACAGGATGGCCAACAACTCCATATACATAACGAGGTAAAAAAAATGCCATATTATAAATTATTAGATAATGTTTCAGTAAATACAGAAGGTGAACCATATAAAGGATTAGGGGCAGGAATGGCCTTAGATATATGGGCAGAAGATTTTGGAGGAGGTACAGTAAATATTGAACTTTCACCTGATAATGGCACCACATGGATTATGGGTAGTTTTGGAGGTAATCCTTCATCATTTACTGAAAATAAAGCATTATATATTATAAAAATTGGAATAGGTGAATTAATTAGAGCTACATTAACAGGAGCTACAGGTGCTAGCAATGTTAATGTAATGTTATTTTCATAGGTAAACTTATGGAAATCGATAATAGAATTGTAGATCGTTTGCTAATAAATTTAATTATTAATCGTTTAGGTGAAGGTGGTTCAGAAGATGTATTTAATTTATTACTTGAAGATGGAAATGATTATTTATTAGAAGATGGTAGTTTTATTCTTTTGGAGTGATAACAAATGCCAGATAAACCGATAAGTGGATTGCCAGAAATTACAGATATAAATGATACTGATTTATTAACTGCAGTGCGTCCTGGAGATGCTGCAGGAACAAAAAACAAAAAAATTAGTGGTTTAAATTCAAAAAAAGCTTTTACAAAAAAATTATATGCTAATTTAGATGCACAAAGTTTTGGAATAACAAATTTATTAGACCCGATAAATCCTCAAGATGCTGCAACAAGAATATTTGTTGAAAGTCTTATTGGTAGTCTTGCTTGTCCGCCAGAATCTCAAATTTATCATGTGGGATCTCATGGCAGTGATACAAATTCTGGATTATGTAGAGCAGAAGCTGTAGCAACTACTAATTATGGAATTAGTCTTGCTTTTGCTCAAACTCCCCTAGCTAATAAGCGCTATACAATATTTAACCCAGATGCTCATGAAGAATCTAGTTTTGTTTTATCTCATGAATGGATAAATCTTGATCTTCGCCATACAAATTTTTCTGCTGGCAGCAATAAATTATATTCAAATACATCCGTGATAATTAATGATGCCGAAACATTCGGTGGCACAATTTGTGTTATAAAAGAAGGATCAGGATTGGCATATTTTTATGCTAATAGTTTAACTGGAATTGGAACGGGCACTAATTTAATGTTGGATATTACTGGCGGAGGCACTTTAGTTGCTGATATTAGATATTTTAATCCGAAAATAGGTGATAATTCTATTAGGGTTATTGATAATAGTATAGGTTATATATTTACTGATGTTCTTAAAAATACAGTAGAAGTAGAAACTGGATCAACATTATATCTGTCTGCCAAAGATGCTACAAATGTTGTTTTTACTGGTGGAGGAGTTTTATATTTACAAGCTTCAAATACTGAAGGAGCTAATTTTTCTGGTTTTACAGGAACACTTTATAGGTTTTCACTAAAAGGCGGTGGCAGTATAATTGATCCTATATTACATTATGCTTCTCATCCTACATTTCCAGAAACAGATACAGAAATTCCAGATATAAAAGAAGTAAAAGATTTAATTAATGCACATCCTTCTACAAATTTAACTGGAGTAAAAGATGTTTTGCCAGTTACTTCAGATGGCCAAACAGCATTTACTTTATCTCAAACTCCTATAGATGATGCAACATTAACATTAATTTTAAACCATACTACTCATCTACGTAATGGGATTGATTATACTTATACAGGAACAGCTTTAACATGGCTTGATCCAAATGGATTAACGTTAAAAACTACTGATGAATTAGTGGCACATTATAATTATTTATTAGGAGCTGAAGCAAAAACGAAATCTGCATTTTTTAGTTTAATGTATCCTGCTTCAAGTCTTTATGAAAATTATGTGGGGGTTTATAGTAGTGGTGGTTCGATCATCAGATTTACTTGGACAGTTCCAGATGATTATCAAAGTACTAATTCAATAAAATTATTAGCTTTAGCAGTTTTACCTAATTCACCACCTCCCACTCCTTTATTACGTTTTGAATTATATTATGGTCAAACAGGTGAAGATAGAAATACTCATAGTCAAGCAGTTGTTAATTATTATCCAAATTGGAGTACAGAAACTAATAAATTTGTAGAAGTTGTTCTTAGTGATCTTGATAGTGAATCTGGAGAATCAGGAAAATTATATAATAATATTCAAGCTGGTGATAGATGTTGTTTACGAGTAGATGAAAATTATATGGGTAATATATTATATTTAGGTATTCAAATAAATTATACCTGAGGCAAATAAAATGACTAAAATACGTACAGAACAAACTCAAATTAGTGATAAATTAGAAAGTCCTTCTGGTCTTATTAATGGTACTACTTTAGATACTAGTGCTGTTTTTCAAGTAGATAGTACTGATAAAGGTGTTCTTTTGCCAAGAATGACAACTGCTCAAAGAAATGCAATAAGTACTCCAGCACCAAGTTTAATTGTTTATGATATTGATGAAAATGCTTATTATTATTATAATGGAACGACTTGGGAAGTTTTAGGAAATGGAGCTTTGACTCCTATAGATACAGTAGCAACAGGATGGGCACAAGTTTCTGGAATACTTTCACCTACATTTACATTATATAACGGAACTAATCGAATTGTGATTTTAGGTATTGGAACTGATAATACTACTCCTAATGCTCTTTGGTCAGATGTTAAATATGATGGAATATCAATGCGTCATATACCAACGGCTTATTTAACATGGGGTAATAATAGTATGGATTTTTATTTTATGCTTGAAAGAGATTTAATTGGCATATCAGATGGATATCCGCATTCAGTTACAATAACATTTGTAAATACACCTGCTGCTAGTAATATTGGATTTGTTTGGGGAATTTATAGTAATGTTAATCAGACAAATGCATTTGAAACAATTCATACAATTGCAGATATGTCAAATAATCCACAATCAATAACAATTCAAAATTGTTCTATAAATGATGATGTTATAGGATTAGGATTTGATGATTTTGATATTGGCACCTTTACTGTAACTGCTCCATTTGTCGAACATCCACGAGCTACTTTTTCAACTGCTCGTTTAGCTTTTGCAGATAGAACAGCAACAGCAACTAGTCATACATGTCAATATACATCTTCTAATGGTCCTGGTATTGGCATTATTGGTTTTGGATTACGAGGATTAAATAAATAATGAAAGCTATTCATTTACAAAAATATATTATTGAACCTGTTTTAATTCATTTAAATAAAAGAAGTGATGCAGCAATTCAACTATTATTAGGAACCGCTGCTGTTGAAAGTAATTTGTTCAGAATTAGACAAATTGGCTATCAGTTAGATAGTTTAAATGGAGCATATGGACTATGGCAAATGGAACTATTCACGTATGATTCATTATTTAATGATTATTTGAATTATCGGGCTGCCCTAAAAACTAAAGTTTTAAGCTTTTATGATAAAAATTGTTCAGTTCCTCAAAATTTAATAAACAATCATTTTTATGCATGCGCAATGGCTAGAGTAAAATATTTAACAGTTCCAGAAAGATTACCAAAATTTAATGATATTGAAGCAATGGCTGTTTATTGGAAAAAATATTATAATACTGAAGAAGGCAAAGGAACAGTAATAAAATTTATTGAAAATTATAAAAAATATATTTTAAATGAATGAGTTAATTTTACAGATTTTACGAAATGCTGGTCTTACCATTATTGAGATATTAATTATTGTTGGCCTTGCATATTGGTGTTCCTGTCTTCATAAAGCAATAAAACAACTTGATTATAAAGTTAATGATTTGCAGAGTTCAAAAAACATAATAAATGTTAAATTAGCAAATATATGTAAAAAATTAGATTATATTACAATAAAAATAGATAATTATATTTTTGAAAAGAAATAAAATGTCAAAACTGAAGTTAAAAAAATCTCCTCATGAAGCCTTTGATGAAAGTATTAACATTTTAATATATGATATTGAAGATGCCGTTACTAAAATGGTAATTGAACCAGTAAAGGAATTATCTTATAAAGAATCTAAAGAAATACCTTATTGGTATTTTCTTATTATAAATTCATGTACTCAAACAGTTTTACAATTAACTGACTTATTATGGATTGCTGATAATACTAAATATTTTGATATTGAAAGTTTTACAAGAAGAACTTCTCATATAATAATTAAAGGGATTATTGAGCCTTTAGAAAAATATCAACAAGAAGAAAAAGAAAATTTAAGCATACTTGATAATTTTAAATTAACTATTCAGCTTATCTTAAATAAATTTTTGAATAACCTTACAAATTCTCATTTTGCATTTTTTAAATCATTTGAAGTAATTTTACAAACTGAGAAATTTATTTCAAAAGAAATTAATCAATTAGAAAAATTAAGTATATATCCAAAGACTTAAAATTATTTTAATTTCAAAAATTCTAATAATCCCTTTTCATTTAAAATTTTCATAATTTGATCCGCATCATGTTGATCTAATTTATTATCTGCTGCATTAACAGTATCTTTAATAATTACTATTAATAATTTCATACTAATCTCTTTAAGAGAAGCGCCATTTCTTTGCATTTGAAAACCTAATTTTATTAAAGATAACAAGAAATCATCGATTTTATTTGATGTCTTTTTTACAATTAATTCACTAATATTAATAATTGAATCTATTAAAGAATTAATTGAACAAAGTTTTGCTAAAATATTAATTAATTTCATAATTTTACCTCTCTAATTTAATTTATTAATTTTGCTGTTTGTCCTGTAAATTGTTCCCATCTTGCAATAATTATATCAACATAATTAGGTTCTATTTCCATTCCATAACAAATACGGTTAAGCTGCTCTGCAGCAATTAAAGTTGTTCCAGTCCCAAGAAATGGATCAACAATTATCTCATCTTTTTTTGAATTATTCAAAATAGGTTTGGCCATACATTCCATTGGTTTTTGAGTACTATGATCCCAACTTTCTTCACGGTGAGGATTACCAAAGTTATTATTTTTAATTTCCCAAATAGTTGCTTGATCTCGTGCACCTTGCCAATTATGATTACATTTTTTTTTTACCGCATACCAACATGGTTCATGCTGCCAATGATAATCTCCACGTGATAATACAAAATGCTGTTTATACCAAATAATCTGGGAAATTAAATCGTAATCTGAATTAATTAATCCTTCAGCTACGAAAGAAGTAAATTTACCTGAATGCCAAATATAAACTATTTGAGGTTTAAATAAATCATAAATTATAGACCAATCATAAATATTATCGTTATTGACTATGCCTTTTCTTCTATTCCCCAGATTTAACCCATAACCATCTCGCCATTCTGGATCATAATTTACACCATATGGAGGATCAGTAATCATTAATTTTGATATATCATTTTGTATCAATTTTTGAACGTTTTCAGCAATTGTACAATCCCCACATAATAATCGATGTCTGCCTAATTCAAATAAATCGCCAAGTTTAGCTTTAGATTCTATATTTTGAGGTAATTCATCTTCAATAATTTCTTGAGGTTTTTCAATTTCAAAATTTAATCCATCTATTGTAAACCCAATATCTAACAAAAATTCTGAATCAAATTGTTTTAATAAATCAAAATCCCAATCTCCAATATTTTTGTTTAATCTCAAATTGAGTTCTTTTTCTTGTTTTTCTAATAATTCAATATCTGGAACACGGACATCAACTTCTTTTATTCCCTTTTTTTTGAGAATTTTATAACGTTGATGACCACCAATAATTATATTATTTTTATTGATTATAAGAGGATCAGCTAAATCAAATGAAGTAAGTGATTTTGTTAAATCATCTTCTTGTTTTTTATCTAATTTACGCGGATTATATTTTGTTGGCTTTAATTCCGATAATTTGCGCTTTTCATTATGCCATTTCATTAATTACCACCGATCAGAATTAATTCGCATTATAAATAATACTGTTAATATTAAACTTATTATAAACAACCAGCAAAATGTTGGTACCCAAAGGGGTGCCAAAACCCACCACCATGACCAATGTATTATATGAGTTAATTTAAAAGCAATAAATAGTATCGTTAATAACCCTAAAAATCCTGTCGATTTGAAAGTAAATTTAAGCATTAAGATTTACCTTTGAATATACGCATATATAATTGATTTAGTTTCTTTTATTGTTATCATAATTTATCTCCATTTTTAAATCATTAAAATCTTTTTCTATTTTATTAAACGACCATATAAAATCATCTAAATTATCATAAATATATATTTCTCTTACACCACCAAGATAATCATTCCATTCAATAGAAGTTTTTATAAATCTTGGAATATCTTTTATTTTATTTAACTTATGATTTGATAAGTCGAGTGCAATATGATAGTGCTCCCATGAATCAAACGATATTTTTTTAAGAAGATAATCTTTTTTAAGATTAATTTTCAAATCGAAAATTTTGTTATTTAAATCATTAAAATATTCAGATAATTCATTGCTTAAACTATAAAGCTGTTCTTTTCGATATGTTAAGTAATATTCTTTAAAATATTCCATCAATTTTTCTGAGGTATTATATTTATATCTAATATCTTCAAAACTCATTTTTCTTTTTTTCCGAAAGAATCTAATAAAATTTTACTTTCTTTTTGAATATATTCTCTTATTGAAAGATTACTAAGTTCTGCTTCTAATTTAATACAATTTAGGCATAAATAATAATCTATATAATTTCTATAACAATCACATAAATTTTTAGCATTCGGATAAAGTATCCATTTGCCATAGAATTTAACGTGATATATTGGAGCAAACCAATATTTAAAAAAGCATTTCTTGCAAATTCGCGGTAAGAAGACAAATCGTTTTTTAATTATAATTTTTGTATCTGTTTTCATTGTAAATCAAAGTATTTTTTTTGAATATATTCTACATCTTTCTCTGGTATTTTATCAGGATTTTCAAAAATATTTCCAATATTTTCTATTTCTTTAAAACAATCATCTGCTATTTCATTAAATAATTCATCAAATTCATCAAAAGAATAAAAACGCTTATATAATCCTCCTGTCGCTTCTGAAATTGATACTCCAAAAGCACCATTTTTAAAAACTACTGCAGCAGGTAAATTACCATCTTCTAATATATCTGGTAATAACAAAATATCTCCTTCATAAATCAGTTTATGATTCTTATCACATATTCCTGTTGATTGCATGAGTATTGCACCTTGAAGAGTAATAAATTCCTCATTATATTCTAATGGAATTGTCATTGTTGCTAATTGTGGCGACCAAGCTCGAAATTTAAATCTATTTATAAAATTTCTATTCATTATTTCACCTCTTTAATTGTAATTTTTACATAAGGATGTTCTACATAGAACTTTTTCTCATAATATACACAAATTTGCGAATCATTTTTATAAACGATGTTCTGTAAAGCATTTTTTATTAAGATTGCAAAGTTTTCGCCATCAGGTTTAGTTTTGTGTTTTATTTCGCCCTTTAAAGCCATTTCTCGACGTTTTTTACTCCAACTGGTAGGAACGGGCAGCCCTATCCATAAAATCATATAAATCGGCTCTTGAGAGCATTTGAGAGCATGTTTTCGCATATATTGTTGAACTTCTAGCTGAATATATTTTTTGTAATCGTTTACTTTTTTAGGCTTATAAAATCTATATTTACTTATTTTAGTATTATTGGGAACTGGAATTCCTGGAATTGTAATATTTAGTATTTTATTCATTTAATAGAACTTTTTCTCATATAAATTTGAATCGATTTGTTAGCATTTATTAACCTTTAATTCACCCTTCCCTTTACTTATTGTAATATCTATGTCATAGCTTAATTTGAATAAAGAAACAAATAATTTTTCTAATGTAATTGATTTTCGTTTAGAAAAAACGATTTCATATACTTTAAGATTTTTATTAGATTTATCTTGTTTTAAAGCAGATATTCTATAAGGAAGAGTATCTAAAATTTTTATTACTTTATATGGGCTTAATTCTGAATTTTTAATAATATGATTGATTTTATGCATTAATTTAGCTTTTAATAATTCTATTTCAGGATTAGGAAGGCCAATATCTTTAAATACATTTCCTGAACTTTCTTCGACTTCACAATCAAAATTTTTATTACTCATAATAATCCATTTATTTTTTATGTTTTTATAGAATCTTCAGAATGTTTCTGACATTGAATTTTATGCCATATTTCTTCACGATGTACTGAAATTTCCTTGGGAGCCTCAATTCCGATTTTGATGCATTTACCATGATTAACAGGTGTTAAAACCGTTATTTTAATATCATCATTAATCATAATTGATTCGCCAAAGCGTCTGCCTAAAATTAACATTTTTATACCCTCTTGAATTTTGTTTTATATGCATTATAAGATTTAGTTAAAGTTATTAATAAATCTTTATAATTTTTATTGTTTTTATATGTTGAAGAATTAAAATCAACATATCTTAAATTAGTTGAAAAATATAAATCTTCATTCCCATTTTTTATAATTATATTATTCATATTAAACTCCACATGTGATTAAGAATATTTTTGTATAATTGCCTGTAATGTATTCAATTTGAGTTCATTTAGTTGGGAAGCATTTCCCTTCTCTAACCATAAATTTATTTGTTCAGAAGAAATTTTGTGTTGATCAATTAATGTATTAATATTATCAACTAACATAGTAATATTATCAGAAGGTTTTTCACCTTCATCAAGCCATGCAATTAAATCAATTCCAAAATTTTCATCAGGTTTTTCAATAATTTTACCTTGAAATTTACCTGTTCGATCTTTAATAATCGTAGCAAAATTATCAATATTCATTTCTAATAAAATATCAAATTCATATTCAATTCCTTTCCCTTGTTCAGGAGCTAAACCTACACGTGTTGGTCTTGTTTTCTTATTTCCATTCCCATCAACATAAACATCAGATGTCCATTCAGTTTTAGAGCGAATAGTGGCAATAATATGGCCTGGGAAAAATAAAAGAGCATTAATTAATTTTCGTTGTTTAGGAGTTCCATAACTCCATGCAGACCATGTATTACCTCTAAATTTTGTTTGGGCTAACTTTTCTACTTCTTCTATTAATTCTTGCCAACCATGTGTAAGTGAATCAATAATAAGAATATCGTAATCAGATGCATTATTTATATATTCAATATAATTATTAATATCTTTATTATTTAAATCAGCTACATCAAATACAAAATGATCAGCATATTTTGAAGCAGAACCTCGTTCAGTATCAATTAAAGCAATTGTACCTTTTATTCCAGTTGCTATTCGCAATGCTGTAAATGTTTTGCCAGAACCACTAGGACCAAAAATTGCACACCGAAGTTTAGATTGTTTTTTTGAAGCTTTTTGAAAAAGATTATTCATTTCCATGTTCTCCATGTCAAATTAATAGAAAAATACCCTCTTTTCATCTTATTCTAAATGAAAATTAAGCGAATTATATAATATATTTTATATAAATTCAATATTTTTTTTGAGATTTTTGAAATTTTGATTTATAATGGGCTAAATTTTGTTAAATTTTATGGCGGGTTTTATAATGAAAAATAAAAAACATACAAAAATCAAAGATATAATGAGAAAATATGATCTTACTTATTATCAAATAGCACGACTTGTTGATCTTAATATAACTACTGTTCGGTATTGGAATTATTCTGAAAAAAGTTTTACTCAAACTCATGAGTTTGCATTATTGCATCGATTGTACGATCGGTGTAATGAAAATATTGCAAAATTAAATGAGGATATTGCGTTATTAAAAAAATAGTTTTAGTAAGTTTATAATTTGTGCTAACTTTATAAGTTAATATGGATATGGATGTGATCCTTTCTTAGTTTTGGAAAAATTGGATTTATAAAATTACATGGTGTAATAATATGGTAATTCTGCGAACAAAAGTTAGTGAAAACTATACTTTATTTTCGAATAATTTATTACGAGATCGTACTATTTCATATGAAGCGCGTGGTATTTTAATTGAATTATTATCCTATCCTTCTGATTGGAAAATCCAAAAAAAGCATTTTGTAACATCTCATACTAAACGAGATAAAATATTTAGAATTTTTAATGAATTAGAGAATGCTGGTTATATTTGTTCTCAATATCGAGATGATCTAAGACAATATGAATGGATTATTACAGATAAGCCTACACTACAAAAAAGTCGGAAAATCCGACATAAAAATAAAAAAGCTGAAAACAAGAAAGTCGGAAAATCCGACTTAATTCCTACAAAAAAGTCGGAAAATCCGACTTTGTTGCAAAATCAAAAACAAGAAAGTCGGAAAATCCGACTTAATTCATGTGAAAAAGTCGGAAAATCCGACTTTCTTGTAAATGACTTTGCAAGAAAGTCGGAAAATCCGACCCTACTAAATACTATATATATATATAAAAAAGAAAAGAAAGAAAAATATAAAAAAGAAAGAAAAGAGAAAAAAACCAAAATTGATTCAAATTTTGAGTTTTTTAAATCAAATTATCCTAATCGTTCGCCAAGTGATGATTGGTTCACTGCTCAACAAAAATGGCAAGCACGATTACGAGAAGGAGAAGATCATCAAAAAATAATTGATGGATGTTTGCGATATCGCAAATATTGTGAGGCGGAAAATATAATTGGTACTAAATATGTTTATATGGCGAAAACATTTTTGGGACCAAGTAAACATTATAATCGAATATGGGAGATTAAAAATGCAAATAGAACAGCAAAAACAGGAATGGACATCTATTTTAATCAAAAATAGACGACAAAGCGCTGAGAAGATTGTTGCTATCTTTATGGCATTATATTCATCATTCAATAAAAGTATTACTTCAAAAGATAGTTATGATTTAGTTGTTAATAATTGGATGAAAGGTATTAGGGATTTAAATGATGAACAAATTAAAATAGCTTTGGATAGATGTCGAAATGAAGAACCATATGTACCTACTATTGCACGTTTTAGATTTTTAGCCTTTAATTTAATTGATACTCAGCGAGCTTTTGAATTAGCTAAAATTGAAAATTATAAACATCCTATTATTTACTATACCCGCAAAAAAATTTATGATTGGAAATATTTGGATGATGCAACTTTATATTCCAAATTTGCACGAATTTATGGTGCATTATGTGAAGAAGTACAGCAAGGAGTTCAATTTCATATGCCTCAATTAAATCCAGCGAGATTAATAAGAGCTAAATGTGGGGATTTAACTACTTCAGAATATAAATCATGGATTATAAGTCAATATGGTCAAGAAGCTTGGGATCAGCATTTTAGTCCTAATTTTGAGGGAAAATCATGAAAAAGCATATAATTAATACCCGTGATGGCGATACAAAACATGTAAATTTAACTCGTCAGTTAGCAATTAAATTATTTTGTACTGAATGTTTGGGTTATGAAACTCACCCAAAAGATTGTACTTGTAGATTTTGCCCTTTATATCCTTATCGAGGAAAGACTCGGCTTGGTTATCATTAAAATCAAGCTGTACAGGCGAGAAAATGTATCAAATTTTAATTTTTTCAGATAGGTAATATCATTATGGCGGGTAGGCATAAAAAATGCCATAGAGGCCATTTAAATGCGTTTTTACGCCCGATAAAATAAATTTATTAATTTTATGAAAAAAGTTGCAAATTTATAAACAATGTTATATCATGTTCTTTTGATTGGAGGAAATAAATGATAAAAGATAAAAAATATTATGATGAATCGGCAAAATGTGCATTAGATAAATTAAACAAATTAGATGCGACTGCTATGAGGAAATTTTTTGAAGAAGCAAAAGAAAAAATTGAAAAAATTGAAACTAAACTTGATGAATTAGGTTTTTCAAAGGCAAATCCAAATGGGGCACATGATGATATAGTTGATGCACTCGTAATGTGTTTGATTTATTATAAATAGATGAAGAATATTTATTACCTGCA